GTAGAAGGATTCATAGCTTCTATTGCTTTGCCAATAAAAACCAGATCCTTGGGGGTGGCTGACGCAGCAAGGGCTTGTGCCTTGGTGTCTACTACGCCAATGAGCGTGTTAAAATTGTATGGCATTTTATATGACTCCTAAATTTAGTATATTTTCATCTTCAAGCGCAGTAACTCGCGCAACAAATGCGGCTTCTAACTTCGCGGTAGTTACAGCATTGGCCGCAAGTTTAGCGGTAGTCACGGAGCCGTCTGACGCAATAGTTGTACTCACTACAATCTGATTCGCCGCCATCACTTCAATCGCTACGCCAGCCGGTGGCGCTGCACTAAAAGTCAGTGTCGCACCGTCAACCGAATATCCTGATTTGCTTTGATACACGCCATCGATGTACACGTTTGTGTTAGTTTCTGTGGCTTGAGACGCAAGCGTAAAAACGGTCGTAGAATTGTCGCCGCTAAATGTGCTGACAATAAACTCGGTCGATGCTTGAATAGGTGCTATCGAGGCCGCAGTAATTTCAATCGATACGCCGCTTGCCGGTGCTGCTGAAAAAGTTAAAGTCTGATCAACAACCGCGTAGGCCGTTTTGTTTTGGTACACGCCATCGAGATATACCAGCGTGTTAGCCTCAATCGGCGCTGTACTCAGCGTAAATGCAGTCGTTGAGCCGTCGCCTGTAAAAGCGTTCAAACTCATATCCGCAGCAGATGCTGATATGTCGTTCAATACAGCGGCGGTTAATCGAAGCTCTACTTTGTCGCCGCCTGTAAATGCTGAAGCGGATGTTCCATCTTGCGCTCTGACAATAGTCAGTGTGTTACCGCTTCGTGCAGTACACTTAACAATTTCTCTCGCCGTGTTGGCGGCAGTTTCTAGCGTTACATAAAAGTAATCTGTGCCGGACAACACGGGAAAAACGCTGCCGTCTGTAACCGATATGCTGGTTGCAGAGCTGGAAGCATTACTCGCTAGAGTCGTGCTTGCATTGTTACTAAATTTGACAGCCATTTAAAAACTCCGCTATGAAGCAGACACAGTCCATTGAATCGTCATTGCGTCCGCTGCCTGCTTGTTGACAACGCTGAAAACCGTTCGGCAAAGCATAGTTCCGCCGGAGCTTCCGTTTAATATTGCCGCTTCAGTAAGAGCGCCAGAGCCAGTGCCTGCGGGAAAGGTAGCCGCATAAGTGACTGCCGCTCCTGCAACGCTTGTAGATGTAAGCGCTACTCGACCTGTCTCCGCTCCAAGCGCTGAATCGCTTGAACCCGCCGCTGTAGATCCAGTACCAACTGCCATGTGGCTCATCACTGTTGAGGATGCATCTTTAATCCGGCTGGCTACATATTCTTTGCCGTCTGTGACGACTAAATTATTAATTTTGTGGACTACCCTGCCATTCAATAAAACTGTCACTTGGCCTGTTAGTTTTAAGGTTTCGTTAATCATGGTCTCTACCTATTTAGAGTGAAGGTGTTAATGGCTGATGTGTTTAAAACAGCGTTATTGCCAAGAATCATGTTGAAACTTAATGATTCCGTAAGCCCTATCGAATTATTAAATGTGCGGTCAAAATCAACAATGTTAGTAAAAACATCTGTTAATACAGAGCTGTCAGAGATCGAATTACTGACATTCCATGCTGCGCTATCCGTGAGTAAAAATTGGTCAGATATACCACGCGCCGACCCAATCAATAGCGTGTCACTTAGGACAAAACCGTCTGTCTTAGCTAACGATGTTTCCAGCGCAGTGACATCTGCAAATCCAAAGCTGTCTGCAAAAGACCTCTGCACGATAAGCAGTACAGTGATTACATCACCGAAACCTAAACTATCAGCAAGAGCCTTGCCGGAGGTAACGGAAATAGAGTCTCCCGTACCGACCGTGTCTTCAAACGCTTGCTCATAAACGAACGTCAAAACATCACCTATAACTACGGTGTCAGTTCTGAAGTATCTATTAAGGGTGTCAGCGTCTAACTTAACTTCAACTGCCGCTATATCCTGATACGCCGCTACAACCTTCGCATCAACCGTCAGAGATTCTGCTTTTAAATACTGATAAGAAGCCTCTGAGTGCGCAATGACGTAAGTAACGTCAGCTTTTACAGCCATTAGTCAAAGTCACTCCGTACCTTAAATTTCAGCAAATCAAATACAGTCTGAATGCCAGTGTCGCCGGAAAAGGTGATTTCAATCTCGCCCTCAAAAGTCCCTGACTTAGACAATGTTCCAGCGGGAAAATCTGTAGCAACTTTGCCGTTCGGGCCGTCAGATATCCCGCAGTCAAGTGTTGCATGCAATGCAGTAGCACCCAGCTCTCTAATCTTTAGCTTTACTGTAGCGCCCGTGACGTTAATTGCCGCCCACGTTGTGCTGTCAGAGGCATCAAGAATTTTTCCAGAGGCCGCAGTATTAGAATCTTTCAGGGTCAAAGTTAATTCGGGAAGCGTGTCTCCCTCGACTAAGCTGATTGTTTCAGAATAAGCCATTAGATGAATGCCCTCCTCTTAGCAGTTAGTGCGCCACCAGAAAATCCATATTTCACTTGCCGAATAGTTCGACCAACTTCACGCTCAAACAAATCCCTATTAGCCCCCGCCACGGCGGGATTAGCAAAAGGTTGACCGGACATCATTTGAAGGCGAAACAATGCGCCATGTACAAGCGCCTCACGATGCTCCTTGCCAATAGAGTCTGGTATTGCCGTGGCAGTAGAAGAGGGCTTGAGAGAAAACAAAACCCGCAAAGAATCTGACGCTGACGGTATAGGCGCAAGATAAAAGTCAGTGTTGTCTCTTTGGCTATAATATTTTGGAGCGCCTCTAGTCTTTTCATCCCCCAGGCGCATCAATAAGTCGCTATAACTAATCGGTTTCAGTGGGGTCTTGTCGTTGAAAATATCCAGTATGTGATTGAGTTCCGTGCCAGCGGGAATCGTGACTTGATACTCGTTCACACCACCGACAATAGTTACAAACTCCGGCTCTGCAAGATACACATCAGTGCGCCGACAAAACTCAATTGCAGCGTCTCTTGTCGCTCTTTCGATGATGAAATTGGGACAGCCTTGAACCTCTGGCCGGATAAAAACATTCAAGTCACTAAGTTTCATTATGCGGCCTCAGGGGATGGAGTAACGGCTGCGTCACCCTGCGTTTTTATACCAATAGAATTGGAGAACATCTGATAATGCATCTGCGCTTTTTGAGGATTACCGGCAAACTCCGAATCCTTCTGGTAGCAGCGGTACATGATGTAGTCCAGCAATGCATTGGCGTAAGTGTCATCAACCGTAATAGTCGTTGTGCTACTGGCAAAACTGGTGATAGTTATATTGCTGATCGTCGCTGGGTAAATGATGTGAATAGAATGCGTACCGCTAACAGCTTTCGGGTACACATAAAAAACTTTTGGGTCAGTGGGGTCGTACACAAAATGCTCAATGCCATTAGCGCCAGCTACGGTCTCATGCCAAGTAGGCAAAGATTCATCTAAGAGCTGACGGTCAACTTGAGTAATAGCTGTACCGTTTATGTTCCGCGTAACGTCAGCTAATCTCATTGCCGCCGCTGGCAGCTCTTGCTTACTGCCGTCTGCGCAGGCAAAGGTCGCGTTGGTAATAGTGCTGTCAGGCCGATAGAGATTAATCTCTCTTTGCGCGTCATTGAAGAACTTGAGCAGTTCCGCGTTGGGATAGCGCACATTGCTCGCGTCCTGCAATAGGATGCTCGCACGGTCTAAAATATCGACAACTTTAACTGACGGCAACTTCTTCCTCCCATTCAATTACATGTAAGTCGGGGTTCCCCGCAAACAAATCGTTGTACTCAAATATGTTACCTGTGATGACGTTCTGAACTTTACTGGGCTTCATTACCGGCTTGTCAGGCGTAGGGTTTGCTTTCAGATCCGCCATGCGAGCCACCTGATCTTCGAGCTGAGACAGAGTCAGCCTGCGATCAAGTTTCTTGCCGTATTTTTCTTGAGCTTCTTGAAACAGCTCATCTTTTTTAGTGCGTACACTCATTCGTATCTCCGCTTAAAACGGAGGGGCTTTCGCCCCCCC